AGGCAGTAGGTCGTTGTCTTTCAGTATGCCTACGAGCAACTCAAGCGCGTCGTTGCCTGTCCTGCCCAGCATGAACTTTCTAATCTCACGAGCAGCCGATGTTCGCTTCTTGCCGGTTTCTGCGAACATATAATCCTGAATGGTCTTCAGCATAGTTGGGTTCTCAGCAACCCCGAGAACGTCCAAAGCGCTGACAAGAGCAATAAACTCAGCAGGCCCCTCACCTTTATCCATCGTCATCTTCATTGCGATGTCTTCTTCACCGCTAGCCAGGATTTTAAAAGCAGCTTCAATGAGCGCTGCTCCCTCACTGATGGGAGACAGGGTACCTAGATCACGAAAGTAAATCATACCGGGAGATTCAGTGGCGGCAACTGTACCGACCGACCTGTTGGACAGATAAGGATTCAACGTGTCGAGGAACTTGTTGCGGGCATCGTTGTTCCTGTCGATCTTTACTGAGTGGACTAAGGCAGCCGCTCGCATCCTGCGGTTTGCCTGGATGCGGTTTAGCTTGGCAGCGGTTTGCGGGTTGGTGGCGATCAACTCAGGACCTGTCAGACCAAAGATGGTGCTAATAATATTAGGCCCGCCGATGCCTTTCATCTTTAGTGCCCACGTCAAAAATGGATCGAAAAGGATTCCGCCAAGTCCCCACTGATCAAGTTGCCGCATGAAACCAGGGCGGTTAGCAAAGTCAACGAAGCGGTTGTTTGCCTGACGACGGGCCTGCGCCATGAGCGCATCTCGCAACGGCTGGTTCTGCTTGCTCATCAAAGCGCTATCGGACGGGTCGATTTGTTTATTGCCGTAGAACCACTTGCCGCTTTCGTCTCGTCGTATGACGCGCAACACATTTTGGTTGGTTCTAATCATCAGCCGATCACCGGGGCGCATCTCTTGTATGGCATCCAAAGCTAGGCGCATCGAAGCCTTGGCCTGCACCCGCTTCGGGATGCGATCGCCCATAGAGTACAGCTTGTCAGCGCCTCTGCCCCCAGCCTTAGCACCCTCCCTAATCAGGTTAGCCTTTTCATTTTTCGTAAAGTATTGATCAACCTTCCTGATGATTGGATCAATCTGACTCTTTGACAGGATAGTGTTTACATCGCTCGACCGAATAAAGTTACCCATTTCAGCTTTGGCTTTGGTCATGTCACCAGATTCAAAGCCCAAGTCATCAGTCATTTTCTGGAACGCTTTATCACGCTCAGACATGCCCTTGAAGTTCTTGTCTTTATAGCGGAGGTTGAACGCAAACTCCCTGCCGTATTGAGCGTAGATCTGCGGAATCAAAAGCCCATGCTCGATAGACTGAATGATTGCGTTACCAAAGTTATTGATGATTGTCGTGCCACCGCTCAAGACGGTGTTGGCGCGTTTCCATCTGTTACCAATGGTGCCGAGAACCCGGCCTATTTTTCCGCCTGATTCCGGCGTTTTGTTTAGCCAATCAAGAGTATTAGAAAAGTCTTTACGAACTTGTATGCCGTGAAACCTGTTACCGCTCAGGCCTGACCCAATGTAATCATGGAGTTGAGCATCACGAAACAACTCATTGACGTAATCAACGTCACGCTTATCGAGAAGGCCTCTTTCTCTAGCGTCATTCAGGTCCTTCTTGATGGCATCAAGGTCACTTTTGTAAAGGTTAAAGCCGGCATCATCACTGATGGTAACGCCGTCTCTGTACTTCTCTCGGAGGTTTGCCAGCGCTCGCCTAACGCGCGACTCAGACATACCCATGGCCTTCGTTTGCGCCAGGAACTCATCAATAAAGCGTGGCGTATTTAGCGTGTCGGCAATCTGATTCATCGTCATGCCTTTAGGCGCAGCCATTGGGGCTGTCTGACCGAGGATTACCACGCGGTCGGCTAATGCTTTTGTGTACTGTCTGATCACATCAGCGCGTAGCGATCCCGGTACGTTTGCCCCTGGAAGTTTATCAAACTCTTTGAGAGCGTCGATTAGCGGTATAGCAGTACCATCCGCTTTGTCTCCGACTGTGTAGCGAGCGTAAGAACTGTCTCTAGCCACAGCATTAGCGTTATCCTGCAGGGCTCGAAGGCGAGTCTTCGCTTTGACCGCCTGCAACTCACGGCTCATAACAAACGACACAGCTTCAATCACGGCGTTGCGCTGAGCAGTAGCTGGCAGTTTGCCTAGGACAACCTGGGCTCTGTTGTTGAGGTCAATGTTTCGCCCGTCGATTACGACCCGCCCCTCAACCTTCTTGTTCGACAGCCGACTCAGGCTGTGCATCTGATTCATTTTGCTGATCAGGGTATCTATCTCATCTTGCTTGAGTTTCCGCCCTAGTACCTTGGACACCTCATCTAGGACGCCCTGCTTGATAGCCCTGGAGCGGAAGAACGCCACATTGTCGAAGTTAGCAATCCGCTCGATTTGATGCCCAACAAACTCGCTCCGCCCACCTAGAGTTTCATCGAGGATGCTCAGCGCTCCATCGAGGGCCTCTCGCAGGTTCTCAGGAAGCACCCGCCGGCGCTCCTCACCTACCCTTCTAAAGGTTTCCCTAACCGGCTCAGCTTTAGTTCCAAAGGCACCCGGCCTAAGAGTTGTGGTGTAACGGGCCACCTCAACAGGGTCTGTCAGTTTCTGGATTTCAAACTGGGCCTTGTCGAAGTCTTTGCTCCGAATAGCATCCTCGATTTTGTTTAGCTGCGCTTCGAGCCTGCTGCCTTGCTTGGCTGCCTGCGATAACAAGTGCGCCTTGGCTACTGCGTCGCTTACATTGCTGGATGCGCTTACCTGCTTGACTAGTCTTTCAAACGAACCGGCAACACTGCCAAGCACATTTGGACTACCAGATGAACGAGCAGCAGACATTGCGGTGCGAAACGCCGGGCCAGCAGCAAGACCTGCAACCATGCCGGGGACACCAAACATTCCGGCACCAACGACACCAGGGACAACGGCTGACTTAGCTACGTCCCGAACCGTAAGAGCGGGCTCGCCAACCGGAACATCTGGTCGCCTTGGAGGCTGGTCATCCCCAACAATCTTGACGCCACGGCTAAGGGGGGCGTCATCCGTCAGTCGTTTGACTACCCCAATATCCTCGATGGGTATGCTAAGCAGTTCGTCGCCCTTGGTGTTCATGTAGTCCAAGGACCGCTGCATCTTTGCTGCGATCGGATCTGGTGCGGCAGCGATTGTCTTCTCGACGTATCCGGGAAACTTCTCCTGAACTTTTCGGCCCATGCCTGTCAGGGTTAGGACTGTGCCCAGTGGGTCCACACGGAACGAAACCACTGGTTCTGATACTGCCTGGTAGGTAGCAGCACCAATCGTAGCTGGAACGTCAGCCAAAAACTCTGACACTGCTTCTGGGCTATCTTCGGCGGCCTTCCCAAGCGCATCGGCTAAGAGAAAGCTAGACGCAGCAATGTTGTATCCGTCGCGGATGGCGTTCTGCACAAACTGTAAGCCTTGGCCACCAACGCCCCTGCCTTCAAACTTCTTAAGCTCTTGGTCCTGGCGTTCTTCTAGAGCCTCGTAAGCCTTGACAAACCGCTGCGGTCGGACGGTTACGCTGTCCAGTATTTTAGGGACGGCATTGATAGCGCCCAGCACGGCGTTGGCAACGCGCTTGTCGGATTGCATACCCGGTGCGCCAGCAGCCTTTGCCTTGAGAAGCTCATCTGCCTGCCCAAGTTTGACGCCTATGTCAGCGGACTCCTCTAGGAGTTGTTGCGCCCGCTCACTTAGTTTGATCACTGTGGCTTTTGCCTTTCGTCGGCTATAACTCTGCTTAACGCTTCGTTTACAAGTTGCGCTTGCTTTTGATCAAGTTTGCGCTGTGCTTCTTGCGCTATTAGCGCTTCATTAACCTGGCGGTTTTTGGTCAGGACATTGTTCACTGCAATAAACAGGTCACCGATTTTACCCGGCTTTGCATTGCGAATAAGTTTGTCGGTTGCATCAAGGTAGATCTTGCGGATCCTCGGGTCCTTGATCATGCGAGCGTTTTCTTTAGCGCGCTGCCTGACCTCTTTCAGTCCTCTGGCGTTCGCCTGTCTACTACGGGCGCTTGCTGCGTTACGGTCCTCGCGTCTAGCCTTGTCCGCTTCGGCGTTAGCTTGGATCATCGCTACACGCTCTCTGCTTCCAATGTCGGCCAACTCCGCCTGGCCCTCGGCTTCGGTCTTGGCTGTTTGAGCCCGCTGAAGCGCAATCGTGCTTTCTAACTCTTGCCTCTTCAAATCAGCCAGCGGATCAAACTTCGGTATGAGGTCAGTAATCTCTTTCTCAAACTCGGTAGCGATGTCGTCATCTGACCGGAAGTAATCGCCGATAGTTTCACGGGCAGGTGCGAAGCGACCAAGCAGGCCCCGAACCTCTGCAGCATCTTCCTCAGACTTGACTTCACGCGCCATGCGACGAAGCGCCTGCTTTTGCTGTGAAGGTGTCATGCCTGCCAACTGCTGGCCTCGTTCACTCAAGAACGCAACGTCCTTGCGCTGCTCTACATCTCGCTGCCGCTTGCGCAGTTCCCGGTTGATTGCTTCTCGGTTGGCAACCCGAGCTTCGATCGACCTATCAATGTTTTGCTGCACAATCAGTGGGTTGATTTGCTCGCCAAACTTTTCCTGGAACATCCCGCTCGCACGCTGGAAAGCCCTGTTGTCCTTGCGGATTTGGTTTGCCAGCGCCTTAAGTTGGTCGTCGTCTAGCTCTGCCAGTTTATCAGCCTGGATCATTTCCGGGGTTGGAAGTTCTTCTTCCATCTTCTGGCGGATCATTGCCTCGCTTAGCTGAGCGGCATCGGCCTTAGTGGTTGGTCGCCCTTCCTTTTGGGCTTGGGCAACCATGTCAATAATGCGCTGTTCCGTAATGTCGATGTCATCACGCTCAGGCTTTCCTGTCATGCGCTCACGGAACTGTGCAGGGGTTTCGCCTTCTTGCTGCCCAACCGGCCCCCGATCGACAGTAGCTGGCGATACCCTGTCACGCTGCTCCAAGACATCCTTTTGAGTGCGGCCAGCTTTGAACTGTTTCTGTGCTAACTGCGCGTCTTTGAGTTGGGCGATTGCAGCGCTGCGTTTTGAAGCTGCCTCTTTGGCAAGGTCAATCCCACCCTCCTTAGAGCGGAAAGGCAACTTGCCTAATGCGCCGATGCCTTGCGCCAATAGATACACACCAGCCGGAGACACGAACGAGGCTAACGCTCGATCCATGGCTGTCTCTTGCGGGCCTTGCGGGCGGGCGACTGGGGCCTTGAACGATGAACCTACGATACGTGCCATTAGATAAACCCAATACCACGACCGCCAGAGGCGAACATGTCCTTCTCGTAAATCCTAAACTTGTTAGCCTGCTCTAAGGCGTACTCCCGCTCTGTCTCAGAGATGTCCTTACGATTTGCGTAGCGCTCAAGCTCATCAGCCAGACCAGCTTCATCATCGCCCAAGACGCTGCTGTATTGTTTCTCAATAGACTTAATAAAGGCTTCGACGTTCTGTTGCGCTTCCGCTGGGCTGACATACTTCTCAGCCATGAACTGCTGTTTCTCTAGTTTGGTATCCAGAGCACGCTCCACAGCCGCCGCCATATCTGATTCTGCTTCGACTCGAAGTTTGCCTCCGATGTCGGCCAGCGTTTCGGCTCGACCGCCACCTCGCACCATACGAGCACTTCGACCTACATCAGCAGCAATCGCTTGCTCAGCGCCACGACGACGGCTTGCGGCCCTGGCTTTTGCGGCCCTAGTAATCGCATCAGCCTTTTGATCAAACAAACCTTCAGCGGTCTTACCAATACCACGAAGGCCAGTGCCTACATCCTGCCGAGCTTTGCGCCGGTTCTCTTTTCGCCTGCGCTCTTGTTCCTCAGCGGATATAGTGTTTGGACCTGTTGGAGCTTGTACACGACCGAACAGTTTACTGAACGCGCTCATCTTATTTCCTCAGCATAAATGTTTCTTGCCGACAATATACACCCAGTGGCCGCCAAAGCCGATCACGCCCTCGTTGGCAGGCATGTTGTCTATGCCACCAGAGTCTCCGATTTCCCAACGTATTTCAAGGTATTGCTCCATCCCGTGCATGAGCGGCATACCGCCAGGAACAGCAGCGCCGACGCTCGGAGCCATGATAGTTCTAGGGAACTCGGTACTCAAAGCCTGCCCCGCAAACACAGGGCGGCCGGTGTCATTCAAAGCGCTGCTTACCGAACTGTTATACCCAGAGCCTTCTTCACCAACCACATACACAAGCGGTATGTTCATAAGCTGCATGTTTTCAGTGCGGATAATAGACTGATCTATCTGGTACAGCGTCTTGTTTGTAGGCGTCCACTCAGCAAACGCTAGCTGCCTACTTTGGAACAGGTCACTGCGCACTCCGCAGCCAAGGCCAACCCCAACTTTGTTGGTAAACGTAGCCGACGTGGGCACAACCGCCCCCACGTTGACGCAGGCAAACACGTGGTGGATTGTCATAGGGAACTGCAGCGGGATGATGCGTCGGTCGCACACAGCGTTTGAATACGGTGCCGCACCAATCAACGGCAGGAACGGAGTGTCGTCACCGGCCGGCACTCCGCCACGACAGTACCAACCGTTACCCCACATAGGGACTGCGATGATTTCGTAGGCAGCGTCGTCGAGGATATTGCTCTTGAATGTCTGCCTACTCTTCTCGCTGTACCCACCCTTGAGGCGGTTGTGGAATACCGTGTCAATCTTTTCGAGCGCTGTCTGAACACCGTCCCCGGCTGCGTTGTCATCAGCGGTAATCAGAGCGCCAGCAGCCGGCGCAGTCGTAGTTACCGGGCTGACTGACCTGCCACCCTTGTGACTGGTGGGGATGTTCTGCAACTCGTTGTCATTGCTGACAATCTTGTCCCGCTCCATAAGAGGTGCATAGAAGTCAAGGGTAACTACAAGGCTGTTGATTACCAAGTCTGCAGCGCTGCTCTGAAACGAGCTAAGATCAACCTCAAGGAACAGCACCTGATAAGGGTCAACGCTGATGCCTAGCCCCGTCTTGATGCTGGGGTTTTGAACGAAGTCAGCGTTGCTAAACTGCAGGCTATCGAAGGTGATTGATGCAAGTTGGTTATCCGGGAAGCCAGCCGAGCCACCGAACACCAGACTCTTCTTACTAAAGATGTTTACTGTAAACTCAACATGATCGACCTCGTCAAAGTCCAGGCTGCCATCTTCCTTAGTGGCTGCGGCCTCTGCCCGCTGGTCGAAAGACAGGCTGATGGAGTCCAGCACGTAACTGATGTCCTGAGGGTAACTGACCCCATTAGATCGGAACATCTCCTGAGGAGGGGCAAGGGTGAACGATGCCTGTACCTGCCTGCGGTCAGTGCTCCCTGACGCACCACGCTTGGGCTGTAGCCCAGACCACGGGAACGATATGCGGAACCGACTGTTGGCGGTGTCCATGTTGGACGTTTCCACGCCTGTGCTGGTAAACCGGGTAAGCGATTTCTGAATCTGAGTATGGATGTGGCTGGTGAGGAGCTTGACCCCACGGCTCAGCCTCTTGAAACCAATCTTAGGCATAGCGCAACGGCTCCAAGAAAGTAGCAGTTAGTGTGGGCGCAAAGTTACGCCAAGGCTGTGTGCCCCACAATACGGTGCTGCCTGACTCGTCCGGGATCAACAGAACTAACCGGATACGCCCAAAGGCTCGAACTGGGATGTTAACGTCCTGTAGATTGATGAACCAACCAGAAGCGTTACCCCCAGGATAAGCAGGCGACATAACAGTCGTCGGCGCACCTGACAAAGCAGTCGAGGTAAGCAACCAGGCATCCGTGCTGAAACCCTGCTTGTGAATCTCCATGTCCGACTGCGAACGGTCACTGGGCGCATACTCAGAGTCCACATAGACATGTACCTCAACTTGGTCCGTATTGGGCGGAAGGTAAGGAGCGGATATGCCAGGCATTTGATATGGCGCACCAGCCGCATCATCCTGCAGCATGGCATACGTTAGGTTATGAATGATGACCGGGTGATCGAACGTAGTGCTTGTTTCCCATCCGATAAGACCGGTGCTAGTGTTTGCTTGGGTGCCTTTGTATCGGAACGGGTTCTTTACACTGCCAGTGTTGACAATGGGGAAGTATGGGTCACGCCTAGCCGCAGCAGTATCAAGGATAGGGCTAAAGCCAAAGACAAGCTGGCTTTGCGTGAAACGGGTTTTGACCGCAGACAACGGGACGCCATCTGACAGTTCCTCCAGTTTCTGGAGTGCCTCTTCGAGGCGGTTGCCATCAATCGTGGTGCCGTCACTGAACTGCTGATGAGTAATGTATCTGATGCTCATGGAACCACCTGGGTGTAACTTACATGATGAAACGGACTGTTTATATCTGTTAAGTTCATGGACCCTAAAACTGCAACCGTCGAGGCATGGACGTTGTAGTTGTAAATGATGTGCCCAGTGTTACTTTGTGCGCCATGAAAGATGGTATCGCTGACCGATAAGTAGCCACCATCATTTACTTGGATGTAGGTATCAGCCGCAACGCTGTGCTTGCCATCAGCTTTGATTACCTGACATTTCTGCAGGATAAGCCTGCCGCCGTTCTCGATGGTTAGGCCCGCACTAGCAGACGACATTTCAATGTAGGCGTTGCACAGCGTCACCGTGCCCTTGATGACAATGTCACGTTGAAACCTGACGCCAGGAGCGCAGGTGATCATGTGCTTGCCTGACTCTACAGTGAAGCCGCCATATGTGCCGGCAGGCACGAAAACGCCGCCAAAGTCTTTACGCTCAAAAGTGATTGCTGACTCAGGGTCAATGACCTGCTCGCCCAGTGAGCGCACCGTAGCATTGTAAGACTCGGTTACGTTGTAGTTTAGGCTACTGCGCTGAGAGCGCTCTGCATCAAACAGTTCCCGTGTTTTGGTCATCGACCCACCCGCCGACGTGCTTTGCTGCGCAGGCGGAGGAGCATCTTAGAACTTTTGATTCGGATGGATTCCGCTTTGTTTCGCATGAACCCGAACATCATGTAGCTGATTGTTTCGCCACGTGTGCTGTCCGAAGTCTGGATGGTATCAAACTCTTCATCGTCGATGAGGTAGTCACCATAGGTTGCAGCGTTGTTGAAAGTCTTTGGTGTGATCGAAGTGGACGAGCGGAAACGACTGCGAACACTAAGTTTGTTAGCAATCGACTCTATGTTTCCACCTGTAAAATCAATCACTTGGGATGACCAGTCTTTCCAGTCGCTACCAAGAAGGGTGTTGTAGACACCCCACAGCCAGCCAGTAGATAACTCGCTTGTGGCTGTCCCGTGGCTAACCATTGAAGTAAACAGGCCACGTGACTGGATCTGTGCATTGCCGTCGCTGACCTGAATACCTTTGTATGCCCAGTCGACTGCCTGCGCTTTATTGTCATTGGCGTTGAGCGCACCAAAGTAAGACTGCCAAACATACACTGACGGGTTAGCTGTACCGGATGCGCTAGTCACAGTGGATACTACGTTGCTAATACCGTAACCCCAAAAGTTGCCAGCAGCTACTGAGCCGGTCAACGTGTACCATGGGTTGCGCTGACTAGGTGTTGTGTTTGTTGTAACCGCTGCACCCAATGCAATGCTTAGGTTATCTTTGCCGGCAGCAGGAGTTAGGGTCAGCGTGTAGTTTGCAGCGTTCAGCAGCCGCTCCGTCGGAACAAGGCCGGTGCCGTTGAAACTAAAATTTGAATCCTGAAAGTCAAACGACAACAGGCTCGCCGTTGGGTTCTTGTGCGTAGCGTCGGTGACTAAATCAATCTGTACCTCGTACTGACTCGTGTTGCTATTGTAGGTAGGCTTGCCGATATAATAGCGGTTGGAGTTAGTTGCCGAGCCATAAACCAGCTTCCAGTAACCGACGACGGTGCGGCTGTCCTCATCCTTGATGCTGCGATCAAGCGCACCGCCACGGCCGTACTGCATAAGGTAGTAGCTAGTGCTGTCTACCTGCTCAGTGGTAATAGCATCCGTAACCGTCTCAGTTTCAACGCTGCCGACCATAAACAGGCGGTCGCCGGTGTACATCACAAATGGATGTTCAACGTTCTTAGTAACACCAACAAACGAAACGCCACCACTGACTGCGACGCTGCTCTCTAACGGCCAGATACTCCACTCACCGCCAGTATATACCCAACATACATTGCTGCTAGCAAAACAGGCCACAAGCGCCTGCTTCTCTTCCCAGTATGATAGCGATACGGTTTCACCGTCTTTGTACCTGTACAGTGTAGTGGGTTGTTCATTGTTTACAGGATCAGCAACACCGCTGGCTGTGAGGTAATGATTCAGTGGCGAAGTGATACCAGCAGCAAAGAATGAACTAATCGGAGTGCTCAGTTCTTGTAGTTCGGTGCCGTTGCCTGAGAGATAGATGCCGCTCTTGCTGACCCAAAACGTTCCAGACCCTGTCGAGTAGACAGCCGTTTGCGAAACGCACCCTACAGTGTTGCTAACGGTAACGAGGAACCCGCTTGAGGCGAGCTTACCAACCGACGGCTGATAGAAGAACGTTTCATCCTCAGTAAAGATCATCAGGTTATCGAGGACCTGACTCATAGCGGTAATACGGTTTGACGTAGGAACCTGAATAAAGTTGTTAGCCGCAAAACTGTTAGGCGTACCCACGTCGCTAAAGAACACTTCATTTTTGCCGGCAACAGCTAGTCTTCCGCCAACGCTTGCGATTGCCTGCACAGCCGGTAGTTCGGAGTTGTTTCTGTATGTGAAGCCCTCAGTAAACACGCCGTCAACAGCAGTCAGGCGGTTGATCAATGATGATTCTGAACGACCATTCACCCAGTCGTTTTTTTGCGCTGACTCTACCTGCCCTGTCTTAATCTTACGAAAGTCCACAGGGAAGTAGGACAGGATACCGGTAAACTCATTGCCGAAGATAAGACCGGACTGGAAACCGAGAAAGAAGAAAGGCGCATCAAGACCACCAACGAAGTTCTGTCGATCGAAGTCTTGGTTCGTTTCGTAGCAGCCGTGCCATGTGGCTGGGCTGTTTGATGTAGTTGCTCTGCCGGGGCTTTTGTTTTGCCCGGTGTGGTTGTGCAGGACTTCCTCGTAAAACTCACCGGTGTCTACATCGTGGATGCTTACACTATAGTAAACGCCCCAGCGGTTTGATGAGTCAGCCTCAGAGCCATCGACGCCTTCCCCGGATGACGAGCGGACCTGGAACACTGACAAGATCTGAGTGGTGCCAAACTCAGTTTCGATGGCGTGGCTGCCAAGATGTTTCTGATAGCCAGCGCTGAAGTCCACGGGGTTCACCCCTTGGAACACGTTGCTTACGTTGCTGAGCGTGGTGTCAATCTGACCTAACTGGCCAAACCCACTGCGTACCGACAGGTATGCCTGACCATCAGGACGCCATACATTTTGCGCCCAGTCTCCACGCTCAAGGTTTCGGTCCTCGACACCACCAGCAATAAGTTCAAACTCAACGCCAGGTACCGCCATTAGAACCGTCCGTAGTAATCACGCTGCGGGGTAATGTACTGGGCATTGTCAGAGACACGGCCAGTGGTCAGGTAGGTTTCAAGCTCGCGCTCTTTGCGGCCCATCTGCACCTGCAGCGGCTCGTTGAAAGCACCGTCTCGAATGGCGTAATACTGAGCAGCGTACATCGCAATCAACTGGTGATGCGGACGCAAGTCATCAATGTAATCAGTGGACACCGAGGTCCAGTTGATGATCGGTTCCCTGATGTACTCCAAGCGGAGGTACTGCCCGGAGTAGTCATAGGCAACAATCAGTGACTGACCATTGACGCAGTAATCACCTTGACCCTGGCTAACCTGCAGCGATGTGGAAGCCGGCGTCAGGTAGTAGTTGAGGTTGTCACCAGTAGAACCAACAGCACCAGGAGGCGAGTCAACAGAACCGATGCGGACAATCCGGGACATCAGTTTGTTTTGAGCCACAGCCGTTGCACCGAGTATAGGATGGGTGTCGGTGAAGTTGGCACCATCCGCTAGGCTAATCTCAGCTTGCGCATTGGGCACCAGCATATAGGTGCGCTCAACAAAGTAGTTTGGGTCAATGGATGTGACCTTCTCACGGAAGTCACTGTACCCTGCCTTTAGGTAGGTATTGGTGTTGTCCGACGTAAGGAAAGTCTCGTCAGTGTCATCGACCAGCGACTGGAACAGGTTGTAAACTTCACCAACGTTCATCAGCCGCCTCCCATATCATTGCGCCGTAGGCCCTGCTCAGGATTAGCGTCACCGTCTAACATCTGGCGTGCGATCTTGAGTGAGTTTAGTTTGTTAAACTCAGTGCTCTGTTGCAAGGCCGCAACCGGACTCTCCATGGCAATAACTTGATCTGCTGCCTGACGGGGGTTCTTGGTAGCACGTGGGAACACACGGTCGTTGACTAGCTTATCGACGAACTGGTTCTCCGGCGAACCGAAGGTTTCGATGCTGATCAGAACGTCACGTAGATAGTTCTGCCGTTCCTCAGGTAAGCTGTAGTAATCAGGGCTACGAATAAAGTTACTAAAGACCTCACGGAACGCCGGCAGATCGTCAGTAGTAAAGATTTCAATCTCGTTTCCAAGTGCTGCAGCCTGAAGGATGTCGTTAGCATGAGCCATCGCCTCCATCTTCTCAGTGACAAATGCGTTGCCTGTACCGAACTGCAACTCAGTAAGGGCAGTCGTCTTATCAATAAGACCAAGCTGCAATAGATCAATGATCTTCTGATCACGGTCCTGCTTCTCATTGCGGAACAACGAGCCAGCCTCGATAAAGACTTCAGGCTCCTCAACCAACGATGTGGCCTGCAGGTACTTGAACACAACCTTGCCGAAGCTATCTAGCATACGGACCATCTTACCCTCGGTATAGTACCGCTTCATCAGAGTAAGAACGATGGTGCCAAGGTCGCTGGCAGCTTTCTCAATGTTAGCCTGGGTAGTCTGCAGTTGCGTAGCATCCTTAGCAGACAGTTCTTCAATAGCCTTACCGGAGGTAACACCGACGGCCCGCTTACCAAGCGAGGTAGCGTGTAGGCCACTTACGTCCATCATCTCACTAGCAATCTGCGAGATGTTCTGCAGGACAAAGCCCGGTAGGCTTGGGGGCGTTACAGCCGTGGGAGCGCCACCGGCTGGGTTGTAGTAGACCTTCTCACCACGGCGATTGGTAATAGCGTTTGGTCCAACCCCTGATGTCTTTGGAATCAACCACTTAGGATTGCCAATAAGGTCAGCGTTTTCAATGACTTGGGCGCGTGATCGGTTGTACTGAGACTGCAGGTCAATCAGCGGCTCAAGGCAACCAACGCCCCAGATGCGCCCCGGAATATCGGTGTACCGAATAAACTGCAGTGGGTTAGTCTCGCCGAACCACTTACCTTTGAACAGGTAGGTCGTATCGAGGAGCACCCGCCGCTCGTTGTTGCGGAAGAAAATCTCGTAGATCTTCAAGCGGTCTTTGAGCTTTTGCTTAGGGTACAACCCGAAGGCATTGCGCAGTTGGTCATCGTAGCTGCTCGCTGCAGCCTTCTTAATCTGTTCTTTGAACTCCGGGTAGGCAGCCTCTAGCTCATCCCGGTTCACCAACTTGGAGTAGGCAACATAGTTGCTTTCCTTGATGCGCATAGTGCCGGGCTCGAAGTACATGCGATACGGGTCAATGACCTCGGTGCAAACATCCCTGCCGTTGTAGCGAGTGTACATACCCACGTTGCCACAGGTAATCAGCCAGGAGATAGCCTCCTCAAAGATTGTGGGCATCTTCTCCCGTGCCCAGTAGTACCGCAGCGCAGCCTCGCTTGTCTTGGCTTTGACAATGTCTTCAGGCGACGGACTAGACGGCAGCACCGTCAGGGACGGATAGGCAACCGACAGGCGAGCCTCAAGGTTCCGGTAGATGTTGATCAGCAAGTTGATGGTGACATCGCTCGTGTCCCGCTTGCGACGACGGAAGTCATTGATCGTGCGGTCGTAGTAGAGGTGCTGACGCCCCTGCAGGTACAATAAACAAAGGTCCCAAGTACGGCTGAACCGATTCTTGTCCTGATCAAAGTCAGACAGCTTCGTCTTCATTACCGCCGCTTTAGGGATCTTCATTTGGAGTAGTCTCCCATTTTACGTTTTGCAGCGTTTCTGCGCTGAACGCTATAGCCAATAGCAACTGCCTGCTTGGGTTTGTACCCCTCGCTGATCAGCTTCTTTGTGTTTTTCTTCCGGGTTGCCTCGGAGTATCCCTTACCAAGTGGCATCTACCATCTCCACTCAACGCCTACGGTTCCGACCCAATCGGCGGAATCTCCCCAGGCAGCGCCTGCTGCGAGCGTTGCTGTGAGGTCGAGTTCACGCCCGACTGTATGTCTAGCAGCAACACCAGCATCCCACCTGTCAGTATTCCCAGCAAGAAAGAGGTCAAGACCCCCATTATCACCAGGGCGCAGATCAACAGGTTTTATACCTCTGAGTCCGAGGGCTTTCCCGTTTGGGCTGCTGCTGCCTCCACTGCTGCTCGCTTCTGCTTAGCAACATCTTCCATAGAGATTCCCAACACACCGCCTAATGCTCCTAGTACAGATGCAACGATAGCCTCTGTAGGCAGATCAGGCCAAAAATGGCTAAGCAAAACAGGAAGAAGCGCCGCAAGAAGGGACAGCCAAAGTTTGCGTGATTTCATCTTATCCATGATCAGATCCCCTGTGAGAACGTAATAAACACAGTGAGTGCAGGCAGGTTGCCACCAGCGTCGGTCGTATTTACAGCAATACCGTCTCCTGCGGCCAGTTTGATAACGCCAGCAGACGAAGCCGTGGGACGCAAAATCGCAGCACCCGTTTGATCGCAGGTGAACTGCGGGAAGACGTTAGCGGGGCCGGGGCCAATAATGTCCACAAGGCACCCAGCACCACCTGCTGCAGCGCCTTGATAGATGGTACAATCGTGAATCACCACTGCATCTTTGACGGTTATTGAGTAAAGACCGCTAACTCCAGGCGCTGTGTCAAAACGATAAACGCCCAGCGGAGCGCCAGACTGCAGCGGATAAACAACTGCGTCCTGATCGAAGTTGACCGTGCGGCTGAAGAATGACGAAGTAAGTTCAGCAGAGGTGCCGAGCGCATCGAAATCTGTGGTTGTAACCCAAGCGCTACCCTCAAAGCGGTAGTACAGTGCGTTGGTCTTATCGAACACCGTGTCTTGATGGGTGGGGTAAACAAACTCCCACCGATCACCACCACGCCGCACTGCGATGTGATCCTCTTTGCCAATCCAGCGTCCGGTCGCACCGGTGTCCGCAACAAGCCACATCTGGTTGTTGGGAGTAGAAGCGGGAGGCGTTGTTGAGATGCCCTCGACCACAAAGGTTGGATCGAATGTCTGAGGGCTAGTAAGCGAAGTAGACATGTTGTTCCTTATGCGGTGAGCTTCTTAAGTGCTGCCGCTAATAGTTCTTCTTTTTTTGCAGCAGCCTCAGCCGCTTTCATTTCACTCTTATACCCGGCAGCGGTCATGCCACCTTGCAGCGCAGCGTTAGCGAGACTTGCGTCCTCGTTGCCCATAAGAGCTTGGGTAGCTTCGCTGCCAGCCGAGTACGCACCCATCATTGCCATGGGATTACCGCCGGTAGCCAAACCTGCGCCTGCTGCAGCTAAACCACCGCCAATCACACCACCGATGCTTTGACCACGCTTAGCCTGCGCTGCTTTGCGCATCATTTCTTCGCGTCGTATATCGGTAGCTTTTGCTTTGCGCCCAATGACGCTGCCAAGTCCTCGGTAATCCATCATCACTCCATGATGTCGTCGATCGACACGGGGCCGTCATCTTCTAAGTTGCTGTAATCCTGTGACCACGCAGAGCGGATGGCCCTGGCTACCATGAAGATAGCCAGAGCCTCCGCCCCTTGAAGTAACAACGAGATTACCTCAAGCAACGTTACACACCTGCGTAGCTGATGCCGACAAGGATGCCGTTGCGGTTCGGGTGGCTACAAACCAAGTTGTAGTAGTAACGAACATACGCTTCGTACGCATCTTTGTCACCAACACGCGACAGCACGTTGCCGTCGAGGTTTGCAAGTTCCGGGGACTGCACCTCGGTAATAAGCCAGCTATCCGTCCGAAGGAAGATAAGCAGGCCTTTGCCGCAGTGACGACTTACCTTGAGCGGAAGCCCGTTGAACGAGAACCCACCGGTGAAACCAGCGTCGCCGTTATCGACGTTCTTGCGAAGCGCGCTTGCGCCAACAAGGCCCGCACCAACCGTCTGAACCAGAAGGCCCATGTATTCCTGACGGAAGATGTAGTGAGCAATCATGCAGTCAGGCATTTCACCCGAAGCCGACATGATTTCGTCGAGCATAAACTGCAGGCTCTTCGGCGTCACCAGCGAGGTGCGAGCACCGTCGTCAGCAACCGCACGAATCGTGCTTTGCAGGATGCTGTCACCGGTAGCCGTCGAGCGGTCAGTGCCGAAGTGGTTCAGCGGCGTGGCATACTTTTCGCCACCAGCAAGGTTGCTGTAGATCCCGCAGGTCATAAGGTCACGGGCGTTACCGGCCGTGTCGTTTTGGCAGACAACTGCGCAGGCCACCTTGTTGCCAAGAGCCGACGTGTTGACCGCAGCATCAAACGTAACTTCGCCAGCGTTGGTAGCGTGCTGCGTAACGGTGCCAGTGTGAATGACAGCGTAGGTATCCAGACGGATAACCTTGCACGGAACCGTAGCCGGGTTTGCCGGGATCTGCTCAATGTTCCCACTGAACTGGTGGTCAGCGCTGTTGATGTGCTCATGAATGAACCCAACGCAGCCGTTGCCCACGAACATTGCCGAGTCGGCAGCGTTCTTCACAGTTTCGATCGCACCATCAAGCTCGCTTTCAAGAGCGTTCAAGAACGCACCTTCGCTAGCCTTAGCCTGCGCAATCGCCGGACCCGTCAGAGCCATGCGACCGTAGAGGTACTTGGCTTCGATCTGCAGATCCTTGTAGGTGTTTTGTCCGTCGTCAGGCAGGGTTCCGCCGTCTGCACGGTAAGCGCCGGATGCGTTACGAGCCGTACGCACGGGCATAATAACTTTGCGACCGGTCCACGTCATTTTGCGACGATTGAACAGGTCGAAGATCATCATTTCGTTGTTAAGCTGATCCCGGACAGGACCGGCATAGTGGTCCTTCAGGATTGCATCCAACGAACTGAGGGGATTAGGAGTCAGTGCCATTTCTTATATCCTAGAAAATGCCTTCTTTCAGGAGTCTTTCTGTAACCTCCCGAATCGAAGTAGCGTTAAACTTGTTACCTGGCTGACTATCATGGCCGCCAGTGTGCCCAACCTCGGGCGGAATATCAGACTCTGCAGAGGGAGACTGACCATATTCTTGGGTGTACCGAGCGATTGCAGCCTCTTCGATTTCAGCAATGTGCGCCGAGTAGACAGAAGCCAGTTCAGTCATGTTGGTTGACGGGTCATCAATAACCGCTTGCAACAACATTTCCGACGGAACGTTTGGGTACTGCTGCTCAATCGAATCAAGCTCACGCTCGATAAGGTCGTACTGTTGCTGCTCGACGATTTGATCCATCGAGTGCCGCAGCACATCTAACTCAGAAACCTCTTGGGGCTCCTCAGCGTAACCGTAATCGCTTTGTTCTTCCTGACCCAGAAGCTGCTTCAAGTTGTTGATTTGCTTGAGTTGTTCCTCTAGTTCAGCAATGCGGGCCTGACTCTGCTCAGCCTGCTCGGCGTAACCATTACGCGCTGCGATTACCTCAGAAAATCGGCTGTAGGGAACGGAGTGACCAGTTTCGGTTTCTTCGTCACTGTCCTCATATTCCTCGTACTCACTACTGCCTTCATCCTCGTACTGCTCGCCCTCGTCAGAGTGAGCCTCGTGGGTTTCGGGTTCGTGTTCGATTTCCTCTCCACGGAGTTGGGCGAGCACTCCTTCTCGTTGCTCGTTACTTAGCACCGACATTTAACGCCCCTTTCATGCGCGGATAACGCCCCGCCTAGCGAAAACGCACCGTTATGGAGACAAGTCTCCGAATAAATCTTCCAGAGGATTTGGTGCGAAGTCATCCTCGGAAGCTGTAGCAAAGGCACGTCCTGTCGCCATTTCCCACTCGATCATTTCTCTAGTGTTCGATGGACGCTGTTGTTGGACAACTTCTGCTACAATATCATCTACTTGATCTAATCCCATCAAAGCAAGGCCAGTTGCAATCACAATGTCATCGTGCTTGCCGCTAGCAGCCTCTACCTTGCCACGTGAGTTGTAAACTAAGGCGTTGGCCTCAGCCATAAAGTTCTGGTCGATCACCTCGCACCAGCCCCTTGTAATGTACTCGTAAAGCCTTGATAGTAGTAGGTTTCTGCTTTTGGCATTGGTGTTGAAACCGTACCGTGGGGTGAACATACCTTTTACTTTGTCCCAGTACTGATCCCGGTACTGACGTGGGTAAGCCTTGGATTGCAGGTGCTCAATGATGGACAGACCATAACTGTTGGACTCGACGACGGCCAAGGCGCTGTACTTGGCTGCCATCTCGTGGACTACTTCGCCAAAATCCGACGGCGCAATGTGGTCGTAATAACTGGCCACCATTTCGATCTTTTGCTGATTAGATACATCAAGGACCATGATAGCACTGAAGTCACCCCCTGGGGAGCCACTAGCAGTATCCACCCCCATGGCGTAAACATGAAACTTCTGGGGTTGCTTGTAGATTTTGAGCCCGGCGGTCGTTGACTTGACAGGCCACGGGTCAGGGAAGAACCGGCTGCCACTAGTGACAAACGCCATCTCTGCGGAGACAGGAAACTCCTGATTGAAGATCTGCCAGTTGTTAGCGCATTTGGTTCGCAGGACCTGCACCATCCAGTTGCGCTGAGGATCAGTGAGGTTGTGCTTCTGGGCGTACTGTCGTTCTAACTTGCTGAAGTCTTTGAACGCTGGGTTCTTGCGGGTGTAGCGATCATCAATCGTCCAGCCCATAAACATCTTGTCGAACCCATTCTCGGACTGCCACATCTCATAGGCTTCATTGAGGCCGTTAGCTGTAGACTCCAGAATGACGGTTGCGTTGGCCTCTGCTGTACCGAACAGACCTGCAATGGTTTTGCCGAGGTTGGGCCAGAAGGCGTACTCACTGGCGTGGATGTACTGGTAGGTCTGCCCACGGAAAGACTCTGACGATGCAGTGCCGACCTTGATCATACTGCCCGTCGCTAGCTTCAGGGTGTTCGACCGGTCATGCAACGCACGCACACGGATGTGGTTTGGCAGGTTCTTGTAGAAGAACTGGTAGATGGAGAAGATAGCCTTAGACGCTTCGTCGGTGTGGGCCACCACTGCGATCTTAGTGTTCTTCTTAAACAACGCTTTCCAAAGGAAGTACCCCGCAATAAACGTCGTTGACCCCAGCTTACGAGCCTTCAGGATCATCAAGTGGTTTTCAGTCTTGAGCTTCTCGAAGACCTGTTTCTGGGCCTGGTTCAGCTTGAGCGTCGTTTCCAAACCGTGGATGTCCACGATCTTGAGGTATCGCTCCGCAAAGTAAGGGAAGTCCTTGGCGCACCGAAGGATTTCCTTTTTTACTTTAACGCTGCTCACTACCTACCTGCTTGATTGAGAAGCCGACTAAGTTCACGGGCTCGTGCAGGCATCCCAAGGTCAATCAACTCCTGGCGCAGTTTCGGAAACTGATCGCGCAGCTTCTTGCCCGTGTTGATCTTCTGATTGCGCAGGAACTTTTCGAGTTTAGGACTAGGCGCATCCTTAAGACCTAGTTGTTTACGAAACGGGGTGTGTGTTCCGGTGCGACGCCGCATAGCCGAACGAATCTGTGCCGGAGTCTTTCCGGTTTCTTCGGCGATTTGTTTCATCGTCTTACCCTTAGCCTTGAGGCGTAAGCCCTTTTCAGCCGGGTCTTCTAAGCGAGGCTTGCGTGACTCAAGACGACGGACAGGTTTAGCGGGCGGCTGCTTATAAGACTGACGAGGGGGTAAAGCCTTACGTTGCGGTCCAGACGGCAAACCTCTTCGCCCTGGAATCTGCTTGGCTGGCTGCACAACCTCAGCATCAATAATCTCAGGCTCCTTCTTCGGCCTGCGGGTAACAGCTTTGCCCGGACCCCGTGGGGGGATAACCTCTGCGTCAACAACCTCTGGCCCACGCCGTCCTGGCGGCAACTCTTTGGGCTTGGGTTTGCCTGATAACTTCTTGGCTGCTTTAGTAGCGCCCTTTACTGTCTTGAGCACCGTGGGCACTTTCATTGCGGCTTTAAATGCTATGCCCAACCCTCCGCCGACAGCCGCCGGAAGAATAATATCTTTGCCGATAAACTTTGCAACGTCTTTTACGCCCTCTGAGTACAGATCAAACAGTTCCTCTTTCTTGTACGCCTTAGCCATCTCACGAAACCTGCGCTTGCGAGCCTCGACATCATCTTTAGACTTATCTTTACCCGGTGCGACGAGCTTTGGTATCTTGGCCTCAACCTTCCGCTGAGCACTGGCAATTTTGTTGCGGACCTTGCCGGTCTTATCTTTCTTTACTTCC